ATGAGGCCCATACAGGCAATCTGGTGGAGGAGGTGGGGTTCATCCCTCACCCTACCATTGAGATGTGCGGAGCCAGCCCCGACGGGATCGTTGGGGAGGGACTCATCGAGATCAAGTGCCCTGAGACGGCCACGATGATTGAGATGCAACTCACCCGGAAAATCCCAGATAAGTATCTCAAGCAGATGCAACTTCAGATGCGCTGCACGGACAAGAAATGGTGCGACTTCGTGTGTTTCGACCCGAGGATGCCCGAGAGACTCCAGCTGCTCATCATTCGCGTGGAGCGAGATGAGATTGGGGAGATGGAAGCCGAGATCGTGAAGTTCCTGGCTGAAGTCGATGAGAAAGTGAAACGACTGGAGGCTCTGTGAGCAAGATACTTTATGAGATCAGCGCTGTTGTTGGGACTTACACCAACAAAGACGGAGATGAGAAGAAGCGGTACATGCGGATCGGATCGGTCATTGACACAAAGAACGGCCCTATGCTGAAGCTGGACTCAATCCCACTCAAAGACCAAGGCTGGGACGGATGGGCCTACATGAACCCGCCGCGTGAAGAGGCCCGAAAAGGCCGCGACATTGACTTCTAGGGGGCCAGATGCAAGGCGCACACAGGAAAGACGACCCAGACACTTCAAAGGAGGCATCGAAATTCGATGTCACCAGGCTTGAAGGCGAGGTCTTCTCAGTCATCGCACTCAGCCCATCAACAAGTGAAGAGGTCGCCATTCAGTTGGCAACACCCCTTCAATCAATCACACCAAGAATCGCTCCTCTGCGGAGGAAAGGATTCATCTTCGACTCAGGACTCAGGAGGAACGGCGCCTCTGGGCGGTCTCGGATCGTGTGGGCCGCAGCCGAGGAGATCATTCCAGAGCCGACAAAAACAAGAAAACTAGAAGAAAAAGAGATCCTCGAAATCGCTCAACGCCACACAAAATACATGACCGGCAAAACGGCTTGGGCGATGGATGTTGTGTCTCTCATTCGAGAGCTTGAAGCTAGGTGGGGTATCAAATGAGAACAAGAGCATTAAGGCTTGTAAGGCAGATGTGGAGCGTTGAGGGGGTTCCTAGAGCAAAGCATTGAGCCGGGCGCTCAATTGGTCAATCTCTTTTTAATGCGCTCAAATATCTTGTGTGCCTCTTCCTCAGACACCGGCACGGACTCGGTAAACAACTCACCCGTATCAGCCATCGTCATGATCTGAAGAACGAACTGCTCTAGCTCCTCCTGGGTCCCTTCAAAGTCATCAAAACAATTAGGTGCAAACTCAATCGCGTATCTATTCGGCATACAACTTCCCCCGAAAGTAGGCTTTCCCATTGTCTCTGACCGCGCAGAACTCAGGATGCAACAGAACCCCGTTCCTCCAGGTTAGAACCGCAAACCCTGACTGCCAGTTCAGGCCCGGCTTGCCCAGCCGGTAGTCAAACTCCCCCTGGTCGTCATCTGCCAGCATCCCCGTCTTGATGCCATAGTGCAGCCCCTTGAAGCCTTTGTGTGCTTTCGTGCCTAGCTCATGAGTGTGACCCGTCACTGTATGACAGCCGCCCTTCAAGACATCGTTCCACCCAGAATGGATGCCGCTGTGCCAGTCGTGGATGATGACCATGTCATCGTTCACATCGATGCGGTCAGAGTCCATCCAGTGCGGCAGGTGATCCTTGAGCAGAAACCCGCCGATGCCCTCGTACTCCGGGACCTGGGCTGACAGCCTGGACTCGAAGCGGGCACAGTGGTTTCCATAGGTCCTCATCAACCGAGTCCCAGGACGGATCGCCTGTTCGATGTCTGTGGTCCTAGCAATCACCGCATCAAGCTCTTCCTTCACAGTGGGAGGCTTCTTCCAGCGGACTCTCGGGTGGCTACTGATTGAACCCCCGTCAAGGATGTCCCCATTGAGAATGACAGCCTTCACCTCAGATCCCATGTCAACGATAAGATTGCACAGGGCCTTATGAGCAATCGGGATCACGCCAGGGGTGTAGTGGGCATCCGACCCGACAAGAATCATCCCCTCAGAAATCTCCAAGCGGTTCACATCCCGCCGGGAGGACATCACCATCTTGGACAGCTCTCCGTGGTGTTTTAGGGCCCTTTCGCTGCTAGCCACAAGCATGATTCCACGGCGCTGCTCAATGTCGTTTCTACGGGCGTAAATGGCCCTTGTGGTGACCGCTAGAGCCTTTGCCAAACGGATGGGAGACCCACCGTATTTGTGCCATGCGGAGATGAACTGGTCATCCCTTTTCTTGCTTGGGTAACCCATTCACAACTCCATACAGGATCGACTCAAGAACATTGATGACCGAGTGCTCTACAGCATCCAGGCTCGGTTCTGCGCCACGGTCTTGTGCAGTGGCGATCAACTCGTGTAGGAAAACATGGAGCACTTCATGGAGTGCCGTCTGGGAAAGTGATTCTTCGTTGATCGGCGTTGCACCGAAATTCCCAAGCCGGTATGTCGCCAGCTTCGCATCGTCGTTGAACTCGACAGATGCCATTGCGTCTTTAGCCTGCTTCCGGCCGCGCTCAATGCGCCAGCGCTGAAGGCCGAGCATCTCCTGCCAGTGCTTTACGAAATCATCAAATTGCTCTGCCTGGACAACGGTAGGGACATTCTGATGCTTTGCCATGAGTCACTTCTCTGCTCTCAATGGGTAGTCACCTCATCAATACGGCTTCGGCTTGGCGTCTGCGCTCCAAGCCAAGGAGTATCCGTCCCCCCGCCTTGTTCCAGAGCAGGAGTTGCTCAACCGCACCCTCCCAGTCTTGGGCGTTGATTTTCCTTCGTAGCGTTGAGGTTTGCAAGCGCCCAACGCCCAGGTTGTAGCAGAAGTCCACGACGGCATTAAACCGGCCTTCGTGGGAAACCAACCCCGGACACAGGCGAATAACTCCAGCCGCATAAGTTGTCTGGAGTTCGTGCATCAAAAGCACATCCGCCTCTTCCTTGGTGATCGGCGCATCCTGCAAAGTGACCTTCCGCCCGTCGGCGTAATAGGTACTTCCGAAACCGATTGTGGGCACCCCGGCAGGGCAGAGGTAAGGGTTAGCCCTAAACCCTTCAAACTTGCGGCAGAGTTCTGCTGCGAGGTCGAGGTTCATAGGCCACGCTGCTTCAAAGTTCTGTCGAGGAACCAGTAGTTTATTGTTCCAGAAACCAAAGCCATGAAGTCAGCCGTCATCATGGTCATGAAGACTTCTTTGGGCGCAGCGCCCGCCATCCACGCGTTCCACGCAAACCACAGGTGAATGAACGACCACAGCAAAATCACCCAGTATGTGACCACCGGGCGCACAGAAGCGGACAAGGCTGCAGCCCAACCACCTGCGGCTTTTGCCATCTCAGCCTGTTGATTGATGGCGGCGTTGAAGGCATCCATAACCCCCACATCAATCGCTGCATCCCGAACGGCTCCAATCTCGGCCAGTTTTTGCTGCCCCCGCAGTTGCTCCAGTTCGCACTGGCGGTTGAACATATTGAGTTCGTGAGCACGCTCATTCTTCTTGTCGAAAAACTTCAGGACTTCCGGGGCCAGACGGAAAAGGCCCCCAATTAGGGAGCCAAAGATACCGCCGCTGAATAATTCCAACATCCGTGCCTCACTAAGTCTTTAAGCCACAAGAACACGGCCAGGAATGCTGGTGATCGGTTCCATACACCTTACTTCGCCCTAATTTTTTCGCGTTCTTCCAAGAGCCTGACCTTAACCTGCAACTCGGTAATGTGTTGCATTATCTGCTCTTTGATGATAACGCGACGCCAAGCCATCACAAACCTACAAGTTTTTTGACCACCTCGGCCATCGCACCGGGCCCTAGAAGCACCGCTCCAAGCGTGATGTAGAGCCAAATCTCAATGCGGCTCATCCGCTTGTTGTTGTTCTCAAGGCGTTTTTCAATGGCCGCGTACCTTTCGGCACAGACAGCCTCGTGAACAGCAAGGCGGGTTTCGGTGGTTTCTTCCATCACGGGGCTTCAGGCCAAGTCACAGTCCAAGGGAAGCCTTGCTGAGCAGTGATGTCGCGCAGTGCCTGACGATGCGTAGCCCAAACAGCCTTGTCCACCGGAGCGTCGGCTACCTGAGTCCAGTCAGATTGTGCTAAAAGCGAGTTTCGATAACTGCGCATCTGCCCTGCCTTTGCTGCGTCCTCTGCCGCCTTCTCTTCATCGTTCATGTCCACCAACTGCCATGTTTGACGCCAGATGCCGAACTCGTTGCGAACCGGCGCAATTTCTACAACCTTCTGATACTTACCGCACTCGGGCTGGTTGCTGAAGTCATATATGCCGTAGCCGAATTGTTCAATAAATGCAGAAGTTACTACTGCGGGGAAATCTATTCCTGCAAGCACTTGCTTTAGGTTATCTTCCGCAATTGCGTTGCCTACAGGTTGTCCGTTTTCGAGTTTGATGAAGAAGGTCATTTACACATTCCCCGTGTTAGTTGAAGGAAACTGACGAGTTGTTCCGGGCCAAATAATCCGAACTGCGCCACCAGCACCCGAAGTGACACTATTGCCAGGTGCTGCGCCGCCACCATAAGATCCCGGCGTTCCATTATTCAGTGCGTTACCGCCACCGCTTCCACCGGTTGACTGTAAAATAGTTCCATCGGGAAAAGTAATATAACCGCCGTTGCCGCTAGAACCTTGCCCCAAAATACCAACGCCGCCGCCGGAGCCCGCGGTTCCCGCCGCAGAATTACCGCCTGGGCCCCCGGCGCCACCACCACCCGCACCATCGTTACCAAAATTCCAAGCATTGTCATAAGTTCCGGCCGATCCATTTCCACCAGACCCTGCGTATCCACCTGCTCCGCCGCCCCCGCCAAGATTGACATCACCCGATCCCCCGCTGCCGCCTGCACCGCCGGTTCCGTTAAGTACAGTTCCACCTGCACGAGTGGAAGATTTGCCGCCCCCTGCTCTTACGGTGGTTGAATTAAAACTGCTATTCCCACCATCAGTAGGTGGACTAGAGGCCCCGCCAGAACCAACAACAACGGTATAAGAACTTCCTGCTGTAACCGAAATGTTGTTGGCGTAAGCAAGCGCACCTCCCCCGGCACCAGCGCTTCCACCGCCGCCTCCGCCGCCGCCTCCGCCCCCAACGCAAACAACAGAAACAGAAGTCACGCCCGCAGGGCAGACCCAGGTGTAAGTGCCGGGCGTTGTGTATTCTTGCTGACTGGGGCCATCAGAACGCGAAAGAAGCCCAAACCCTCGGGCCGAGGCTGCTCCGCGTGTACCAAGCATCGGCATGGTGGACTCCTTATGCAAATTTGGTCTGCGAGACCAAGACCGTAAAGGTGGCCGATGCCGTTTTAATGATCGTGTAGGCGTATACATCAATTGAACTTGCGTTCCCCGAAGAGAACGCCGTGCCACCTTGATATTTTGGAGTGACGCTTGTTCCATCAACTTGCACAGCAGAGTTGTAATACGCCGTTGCGCCGTTAGTTACAAGGAGGGCCACCGTCACGCTCTGCCCCGTGGACATGGCTGTGTTGAGCGAAGTCCCCGAAGAAGCGCGGAAGTTCACCGTCCAATTCGCAGAGGCGTTGGATGTGTAATAAAGAACCGACTGGGTGGTGACATCGTAGTTGATGGTTCCCGTGGCAGCAGTCGCCGAGACAGTCACAACCTCAGCAGCGTCATTGAGGATCATTCCCAAGGCAGACGAAGTGCCCGAGAAGGTCTGTGTCGCTGTGAAGGTCGTGGCCGTTGCCGGGGCCACATAGTCAGTGCCTGCTGTCGCCGCAGAGAATGCAGATGTGCCGTTGCCCTTCAAAACTCCGGTCAGTGTGACCGCGCCAGAGCCGCCGTTGGCAACAGGCAGAGTACCCGTGACCCCCGTGGTCAAAGGCAGGCCCGTAGCATTGGTCAGCGTGCCTGAAGAGGGAGTGCCAAGTGCGCCGCCCGAAGATAAAAGTTGTACCCAACTCCCCCCGTGGGCGTAGTACATGGCCCCGTCTGCATGTGAATGCGCTATTGCGCCGTGAGAAGTAGATGCAGAGGGGAACGCCGCTTGGTTGGCAAAGTAAAAGGGAATTGTGCTGCCTGCTTGCGGTGCAACAATTGCGCCCGCCGCAGATACGGTGACCACGCTGTTTTTGATCAACTTGCCCGTCGTCAAGTCAAACAACGCAATGGCCGTGTCTGTTGCCGATGAAGGCCCAACAACATCACCAGTAGCGGCTGTGGCCCACCCAAGATTGCCAGATCCGTCAGTCTTGAGAACCTGGTTGGCCGTTCCATCAGCATTCGGAAGCACCCATTGGATGTTCGCCGCTAGAGAGGTCGGAGACTTGAATCCAGCGTAATTCGTGCCGTTCGTGGTCTGCTCATAGAGCTTCAGGTCACCCGCTACAGAGGAGGTTCCCTTCGCGCCAAGCGTCCCAACCACCGTGATCGGGTCTCCAGCATCACCGGCCTGGAAGTCCTTCAGCTGCGCCATCAACTCACGGATGGCATCGTTGATGCCAGAAGGCGCACAGCCCTCCGCTATGTTGATACCGTCAATGTCGGTGTTGTTTCCTGCGGTTGCGGAGAATTCTGAGATTTTTGTCTTCGGCATTTGATGCTCCTTGATCCGATTCTATTTACTGCGCGTTGCTTTATCTAGCGGCCCAAGAACCGCAGTTGCTCTTCCTCGATTTCTGGAAGAGTCAACAGGCCTTGAGCTGTGATCGCCGGGGCCGCTCGCATTACTCCACCAGTAACCTGCGGGATCTGGCCTGCTCGCATGATGTTTGCCAAATCCTCAACCGATGAGCGGCGCATACCAGCGGCACCGGCCCGAGATAGTGCAGCGGCAGTCGCAGCAGGAACTCCGACATAAGGATTAGCAACAGTCATGCCGCCAGTAAAGATACCTGCGACTGGTCCGGTTGGAGCAAAACGCCCAAAGAATTTCAGAAGGTTTTGAGGTGTCCCGCCCTGTGCGGCCTTGGTAATTGCCTGCTGCTCTTCTTTGGTGAACAGGCGCATACGCTTCTCATTTTTGGCGAGATCACGCAGTTGTTTTGCCAGAGAGTTCTCTTCACCAGACTGAGTGAACTTGCTTCGATCTAGCTTTGCGGCCTCAAGCATATCCTCAAAGACCTCGGCCTTCTTCATCCGAGAATAAGCGTTTCGGGCCTCGTCCCAAGCCTTACCAACAGCCTTGCCATCACCGGCAACAATGTCCGTCTTTGGAACAGTGGTTAGATAGCTGTCGTACTCATCAAGAAGAATAGACGCAAGACGGCGCTCTTCTGGGTCAACACTCTTTTGACCAGACTTAATCATCTTGCGCAGAGCCTGAAGCTCCGTCCAATCCTTCGGCTGTGCTGTTGATGTCAGTTCTTCAATCGCCCCAGTGATCTTTGGGTATCCAGTGGGTGTATATCCCTCATTACGCAGAGTCTTGGCAATCTTGCTCATCTGCTGAGTAAAGGCTTCATTGTTTAGTTGAATCCCAGACTCTTGCAGTTGGGCATATCTATCCTCAGCGACTCGACTTAAAACCTGCTGAGGCGGGACCTCTCGTTGAGGCCGCTTCATTCCTCCAACAGCCCCGGTTGCCAATGTCGTTGCAAGACCAGCCAACGGACTATCCGTAGCCTCTGTGACCGTTTGACCAGCCATTACCGCAGTAGGCGCGACTGCCGCCTGAGTTCTAGGAGCAACCGCCATTTGACGAGAGATGCCCTGAGCAAAAGAAGGGGCAACCTCAGCTCCACGCCGAATGAACTCTGGAAGAGTGCGGCCAAGAGATGTCATGGTCTCCAAGCCAGCAAAAGCCACTCGCTCGGTTGGAGTTTGAGTCTCTGGCGCGGCAGGAACACCTGCACGAGTCATCAAATTCTGAATCGCCTGACTAGCAGGCATCAGTCGCCTATCGGTAAACGGCGAAGCAATTGCATTCAGAAGCTGATTAAGAACATCAGCAGCAGGAACCGCTACAGAGCCAAGAACAGCCCCCATTGGGCCACCGGCTGCTCCAAGTTGTGCGCCGACTAGGGTTGGCGCGGCTGCTCGAGTAACCAATCCAGCGCCACGAACCAAAGCACTAGGCTGCTCTTCCGGTGGTGGAAATTGTTTCTTTAGGATTTCTTCAATCTCTGCACGGCTCATCCCATCCGGGAATTCAGCAGTGCGCCCATCAGGAAGCTGAACCGTGATCGCCATTATTTTTGCTCCTCAAGCCGCCCAGTTTTGGGGTTGAAGACCAACTTCCCGGCAACTGGAACAGCCAACGGGTTCGGGACTTTGCTAATCAATTCGTCGGCTTCTTGAGGCTTAATTTTCCCGGCCAGCGCATCGTTTGCAATCTTGCCGATCTGCTGATCGTATTGGTTGATTGCCTTGATCGTGTCAATGATCTTCTGATTGCCGCCCGGCTGATTGATGAGTCGCGGCAGCGAAGACTTGAAGAGTTCGACATCCTTGTCAGACATCGTACCGGAGCCAGGTGGACGCTGTTGAGGAATCATTGAATTAATAATTGCTGTTGCAGCCTGAATGTCATCAAGTCCCTTGATTGGGATTCCAAGATTACCTGCAATGGCTTTTGCTTGCGGCACAAGTCCACCACCAGTTGACTGCAGAAGGTTCTCAAGTCGTCCGACCTGGATTAGATTGCGCGATGCTGCAGTTGCTTGAGTACGAAGGTTGTTGAAATTCTCAGCAGCAAATCCAGCGGCTTTCTTTTCAAACTCCCTTGGTCCTGCGGTATCAACATTCACGCGAGTTGCGCCAGCCTGCTGGAGTTGGGTCTGGTAATCAAGAAATGACCCCTTGAAGCCCTGCTCAACAGCTTTGTTGTACTCCTGAATATCCGATGTTGGCTTCTCTTGCTTCGGAGCACCAGCAATCGCTCGCGGGCCTTCCGGTGTCATCTCAAAGACCTGCTGTCCCTCACTCAAGGTAAGGCGCTCAGGAGCAGTCATCTTACGGAATGCCTCAACCGTCGGCAGAACCTTACCAGCCACGCTCGGAGCCTGCGTCAACAGTTGTCGAAGCGTGTTCATATCAATCTGAGGCTGACCAACAGATACACCGGCACCGGGCATGATGTTACCTTCGTCATCACGCAGAGGCATCTGTGTGGGCTGACCATAGAAGGTCGGTGTCTGTGCGCCAGGTCGCAGAATCTGCGGAAGGAGTTGCCTTGCAGCCTGCTGCTCCATCTGAAGCTGGCGGCGCTCTGCGAGTTGCTCCCTCAGAGCCTGCTCTTGGAGTGCGCGGGTATACGCCCCCTGGTATGCCTGTTGACCAGCTTGAACGCCTTGGGCGAGAAGCTGCCCAATCCCTCGAGGCTGTGCCGAAGGCCCAGACCCCGCCAAGAGAGACAAACCAACATTCAACAAGCCCTGTTGTTGGGCCTGCTGCCTCAGACGGCGAGCCTCTTCCTCACCAAGAAGGTCTGTGGCGTATGCGGGCTGCTGACCGAAGAGCTGTGCGAGTAGTTCGTTCATTTATTCCTCACAGCAGAGAAATGATCGGGTTGCGCTTGCGCTTCTGCTCAAGCAGCGAAGCAGGCCGCATTAGATTCACTGGCTGACCACGGCGCATCGGCGGCCCAACTGCGGTCTGTTGTTTCGGGCCTAATGAGCTAACCATACGAGCAGCCTGGAGTCCCTGCATCAGAGTCATCCCGCCTGCGGTTTTACCAAGCAACTCAGGCCGAAAGCTACCAGGAGCAAGACTAGCGCCAGGAGCGTTAGCAAGATTGCCTAGCGAGGGATCAATAGGAAGCCCACTAAAGCTTTGAAGCAAACCTTGCGAAAACTGCCTTGCGTACTGAGATGGATCAAAGAACGGGTTTGCAACATTACTAGCGGAAGCCGCAGCAGAAGTCGCCTCCATCGCAGTAGTGGCCTGAGCAGCAGTCGCAGCAGCTTGTGCAGCCGCAGCCGCCTCAGCAGCCGCCAATGCCTCCGCAGCCGCAGCCGCCTCAGCGGCCGCAGTACCCGCCGCAACAGTTCCAATAGCCTCAGCTGCAAGGATTGGCTCTGCTCCGCTCATCCCAGTAGCCCCCCAAGGAGCGCACCTGCTGCCGTTCCGGTAGTGCCGCCTTGAGTTAAAACATTGCCAAGAATCGCGCCACCCGCAGCACCAGCCAACGGGTTTCTGTAAATCGGGCTGACTTGAATCCCGCCCATCGGGGAGCCATACGCAGCAGACAAGAACTGCTGAAGTTTGGCAGATGGAAGATTCTGCTGGAAATTGAACCGCTGAAGATCTGCCTCGAGCGCAGCCTGCTGATACTGTTCCGCTGCTTGCCCGACCTGGAGAAGTTTATTGATGTCGCCGTATTCAGTCTCTGCCAACGACGGAGCCAACTGAGCAGCAGCCATCTGGCGAGCCAAGTCCTGACTCGCAAGAGTCCCAACACCACTGGCAGCAGCAAGTTGATTCTGATAAGCCTGCTGCGCCTCAGCACCAAGTGCGCCAGCGCCAGCCAAGCGATTAGCAAGTTCTTGCTGACCCAAAGCACCGAGTCGGCCAATCGCCTGCTCTTGGAGACCTCGCTCCATTCCGTAGCCTTGATATGCCAGTTGACCGGCGGTCCCCGTCAGGGCTTGAGCGAACTGAGCCGCGGCGCGGTCTTGAAGTTCCTGAGCAGCGCCAGACCCATATCGCCCAGAACGAGAAGCAGTAGACTGAATCTGACGGATTGCATCCGTGTATTGCTGTTGGGCGCGTTGAGCAGCAGGATCAAATGCCTGATTGAAGAACGGACTTAGCCCAAGATATTCACCGCCTGCGGTTTTCCGTGCCTGCTGCATCGCAGGATTGACCATCTCGCCCTGCTTTAGAGCCTCATAAAACCCGAGAGACGGATCACGAGAAGCCGTGTTGTAAAGCTGCTGGTATGCGCCAAGAGCAGGGTTTTGCGCCTGCATCAACGCAGAAACGGTTCCTTGCGCCCGGCCAACCAAAGGACTCCCGGCAAGCGCCCGAGTCTGTGCAGCGGAAAGTGCGGCTTGAGTCTGCTGGGATGGGCTGATGTAAGTCTGCCCTGGATAGTATTGAGGCGTTGGAGTGGCGTATAGACGCTGTGCCTCACTGAGTCCATAAGTGACATACGGAGCGACATTTGGGTCAAGCTCCGTGCGAGTTACTGTGCTTCCACCGCCACCCATTTAGACCTCCAGTGCCCATGAACGGGGCTTAAATCCGAGTTGTTGAGCTTTACGCGCCCAACCCGGACGCCAAGATTCAAAAGTAATGCGCTGGGCATCACCTTGTTGAGCTATGTTCATGAGATGCTGCCAGCCCTCTTCAAAGTAACCGGCTTCGGCCAAGTACGCGCACCAAACATGAAGGGTGCGTCCTTTGGGTTGCAACACCATGAACCCCACTGGCCTTGCGTCATCCAATCCCACCCAGAGCATGGACTTCCCATTAAAACAGTCTGTGTAGATGTCCTCGGGTATCCAGTTCTCGGGCGTCTTATGCAGGATCTGCTTCAGACCTGGCCTGACGAATCTCCACCATTGTCTCAGATCGTTGGGAGAAATCAAGCGGACATTCATCCCACCACCACATAAGCAAAAGTCTTGTCCGCTGTGGAATTGGCAAAATGGGTCACCACCGCACTCCCCTGCGACTGAGAACTGACATAGACATTCTGAATCGAAGCCGTCGAGACAAAAGAAACCGTGACGATGACAGACGGCGTTGTTGGCCTTGTCGGGCTTGTCTGCGCGGCCAATTGCTCAATGCTCACCTGGGTGCTGCCGGTTGCCCACATGATTTCCACATAGTCGCCAGCCACCAGTTCAATAAAATAATTTAGAGCAGCGATAAGGTGTCCATTGACGCCACCGTGCCTATTTGGTACAGAAAACTTGCTGTTTGAGGCCGCAACATCCGACCCGTTCTTTCTGAACCAAATATCAACATCCTGAATCTGCGTGTCTGCGTTCTGCAATTGAATCGAGAACTGAATGTTGTACAGGCCTGGATTTGTGACATTTATTCTGGACGAATTGGAGATTGATACCCCGTTTGTGTGGTCGGTGGTGTTAAGGGTTATTGCGTATGCCGTGGTCGTGGAAGCCGCATTCTGGTCTGTTGAGTCCTGGAACGCCCCATAAGGCACACGGTCTAAGAATGCCGCCGCCGAATACGGAACCAGGATGATTTTGGACTCTGGGCTGATCCGGGCATCGTAGATCGTGGTCGTTGTGGCCCCGCCCGTGGAAAGGGTCACCGTCCCGGTGTTGTTGGACTTGCCGTTCATCAAGCCATTGACGACCTCCGCGATCCCTCGAGGATCAGCGCCAAACGGAGGAAGGACTCGAAACATCAGCGCCCGCCAGCCTGAGTGGTGTCCACATCCACACCCACAATCGTTGTCCAAGTCCCGCTAGGGACAACCCTAATCCGATGGTATTTCCCAAAGCTGCGAAGACTGACCCGGTTGTCTGAATCCGCTGCGGTGGATGCTCCAAATGAGATGGGGTCATCCAGCCGGTCCCTCGAGGCCACCGCCACGGCAGCTGATCCGTTGTCCACCTGTGGCCGAGCGAGCTTGACCACGGAGTTTTGACCAGCCACGAAATCTCCGGTTTCGATGTTCGCGGCTACCGCATCGCCCGCAAAAGTCACGATCTTGGCATCACTCAGCCCAGCAAAGACGAATCTGCCTCCCGCCCAAAGCCGGGAATCAAGCGAGGTATCCAGGGCATCCAAACTCGCACTGTAAAGGTCAAGACCCTCGAGGGTGACGGCAGAAGTTGCCATTGAACTGATGAAGTCGGCTGTCGTGTCGGCGTAAGTCCACCTCTGGATTTGCCAGTTGTAGATGAGAATTGACTGCCCAGCCCGTGTGTTGGGGTAACTCCACGCCACGACCTTGCGGATTGGATCGACCGCCGCACTCATCTTGTTGACATTGGCCGGGTCTAGGTCATCAAAGAACCACCGATCAACCTTCTCCGCACCGATGGGTTTTACAGACTGTCCATCGCAGACATAGAACCCATCATCAGAGAGAAAGAAAGTCAGCGGGCCGTACTGGGCAACCGATCCAGCGTCGTAGCATCCCAATGCTTTTGAGATCGTGTCAAACTGAAAAAAGAACGGCGCACCAATGTAGGACATTCGGACAATGGCCCTTTCCAGCAGCACGATGCCAAACTCTCCCCCGGTGATGCCGACGATATTCCCGCCATCCGGTATGTCCTGCGAATCAGACTGCGAGGCGGCTCCGGCGGTCCAATCTGTCTCATCGTTGATATCGGACCATTGAACTCGATTGGGAAAAGTTAAGATGTTGGCGCAGACTACGAAATCACGCACCACAGTCACAAATGATGCAATAGGCGCAGCAGCAGCCAGGTCCGCAAAAGTTGCTGACACACCGAGCGTCCACGCCTGGACCTTTTCTGCGCCATTTGCAGCTAGAACAACCTTGCCAAATTGAGTGAACTTCCACGGCTGTGTGCCAGTGTAGCCGCCAGCCTGTGAAACATCGTCCATCGACAGATCGGAAGAGTCAAACTTAAAGAGCTTGGAGTTTCCACCGGCAAAGATGTTGGCCGTGGAGCCAAACTTGCCCGTAAACACCGCAGTCAGGTTTTCCGAGGCGTTTTGCGAATAGTCCATCTCGCCGGGAAAAGGCCCATAACCCACCGTTTGGGCCACCACGCCCTTCGCGTCTTGGAGTGCCCCGGCCATCCCAGGCTGATCAGGAAGCCACTCACCGAAATTTAAGCGTTGTTCCATATGGTCTCTCCAGGCACTACGATTGACCATTCCTGGCCTTGCTTGAAGCCTTCACAAGTAACCGTTGCCCCTGACAGAATAGATGCTGCGCCAACAACTGTACTGTTTGCAGCACAAGAAACCACGGCCTCCACAACAATTGATGCGCTGCCATCGGCAGTAAAACCCCCAAGAGCAGTGACTGTTGCCACTCCATCAATTGAGCCTGATCCGAATTGAACCCTGATCGCCGAAGCAGAGATATCTGCGCTTGCGGTGATTGCAGCAGCAGCAGTAGATTGAATGACGGCCGCATCACAAGTGACAGAGGAGGATGCAGTTATTGACGATGCGGCAAGCTGAACCCTTGTGGCATCAGCCGTGACCGATGCGCTTGCGCTGATGTCGCCATAGGCATCCCACCGAGTGACCGTTGTCTCGTATAGCGCACTGTCAAGCGTGAGCGTGAGGTCATCCAGGCTCGCCTTGAGGTTATCAAGGGAGTCAATTGTCCACGGCGGGAGCAGGTCGGCCATTTATGCAAGCGTTACACTCAGCGATCCCGCAGCCACCCGAAACACATCACCCGTGGCAATGGTCTTTGAGGCGTCAAGCGCAGAGTGATACAGCAGATTTCCGGCGGTCACGGCATCACGAATTCCAATGTGACTGATCGTTCCCCAAGACCCACCGGCCTGTGCGTACTCGATTGCAGCCGAGTTCGTGCTGACCCCATTCGCTGGCGCACCAAAAGTGATTGATTGCCGCGCATATCCGCTGCCAGAGCATTCGGTTCCAGAGTCTGCGTCCGTTGGATCTGATGTATACAGCGCCAGATACACCGTTGCAGGCGAGGTAAACGAGGTGGCCCTGAGCGTTGCATTGATCAACGCATTCTCCAGGTAGTTTGACATTTCAGCCATTTTTATCTCCGTGAAAGAGTCATCGTGAGGGGAACCGCAGAGTATTCATCCTGATCGTCAGACGATGAGATTGAATCAACTGCTTTGGAGTACAGCGCCGCCCAGGTCGCAAGGCGCTCATCATTCATCAAATACGGCTCGGCCTCACCTAGAGAGGCATAGATCAACGCATCCGGGTAGTTCGCAAGAAACACATTTGAGGTGTTTGCATCACCCAGAAAAGTTGGTGATGCGTAATACAGAAGCTGCGCCGTGTAGTTCGTGTCGGGAATCGGCGCAAACTTGAACTCGGCATCAAGAATCGTGTAGTCGGTTGGAACACCCGTGTCCGTGGTCCGGGCATTCCTGTAAAAAATGCTCGGTGACAAATAATTGACGGGCCTGGCCGGTGTTGCCGTCAGAACAAGGTCTCGCAACTGGAGGAAGTCCGCCGGGAGCGACAGGGTGGAGTCGTTTGCGGTCATGGTGGCCGTGACCAGTTTGAGCATCTTCCTGGTTCTGAGGTCTCTGCGAAGACGGTTCTCCGCAAGAGTGATGAAGTCAGGAATCACCGAGGTCAGATCAGACCGCGCCAGATAGTTCGCAATCGCGGTCTTGAGGTCTGAATATGTTGACAGAGCCATCAAATCCTCCCAGGCCGAGTGCGGAATGCGCGATTGTCTGGCTCATTGAGCCATGCCTTGAACCGAGACTGATCCAGCACATGAAAACCGCGCATGATGCCTTGCTTGTTCAACTCATCAACGACCGCCAACGGGATCGAGGCAATCTTATTGCCAAACAGATGATCGGACCATCGGGAACGCTCATCATAAGCATTGAATTGCTTGCGATTGGACTCAATGATGCCACCCACATCTTGAGTGCTTTCAATCACCAGCCCCCCGTCATCAGTCTTATGGGCCTTGCGATCAACAACCTTTGCGGTCTTTGAGAATTCGTTGATGTTCATGTGAAAAAGGGGGCTAGGTTGCCCCGGCCCCCTTTGTTGTCACCGATCACTCGGCTTACAAAAGATCAGCGATGATGCCGTGAGCGGCCTCATTCTTGACCTCAAGCGTGTACTCCACAAGCAGCTGTGTGCGATCAGCGTCACCGTTCTTCGCCAGGTCGTTGGTAAAGAAAGGCCGCAGATACGCCACCGATGCATACTCGGGGTCCAGCACAAAGGCCACTTCGTTTGCAGAGTTGCCCGCCACCATGAAGCGGTTAGGCACTACGCTCATCGAACCGAAGTCCGACAGGTAGATGTCTGCCGCGCCAATTATGGTGGTGGGAGCATCCGAAGGAGCCATGTAGCGCTGTGCAGCGATACCCGTAAAGGCCGACACGGTCTGCTTGTGGGCAGGCGTAACCATCAGGATCTTCGGAGAACCACCGGACTCAAACACCTCCCTCACGACGGTTTGCAACAGCGCCTCTGTAAAGGTGCGGTTTGTGCCGTTCGTGCGAGCGGTTGTGCCAAGCGATCCAGCAGCGCCGCTGGTGCCAAAGTCACCATTGGTCGCCAGCCAAGTCTGCAAGCCACCCAACACGCGAGCAGTTGAACCAGCGCTTCCGTTGCTCTGGACGGTGTTGTTCAGGAGCGTGAACTCCATGTCGCGCTTGATTTCGCTCGAAGCCTTTGCAAGCTGGTAGGCCATCTCAGACTTGCGGCCAGCCTTGTTAACAGCCTCCAGGGTTCCCGTCACACCAATGGTCTTCTGGGAAATCTGAGTGCGGTTGCCAACGCGAACCGTGGGCGACAGCGTGGCAGTTGATGCGTCAGCACCTTCCACCGCAGCGTTAGTCGCTGCTGCTGCAAGCGAGTCGGTCTGCCATTCGTGATAGACGGCAGTGGCCTTGTTTTTGCCAATCGTGGACATGAACGGGGTGTCAGTCGGCGAGATGTTGTAGATCACATCCGACAAATCCTCCCGCTGACCAATGGCAGCGTAGGTACGGAATTGAGTCATTTTTGCTCCTAAAGCATTCGTTCAAACAGGGCCGCAGCATCAGAGATTTTTCCAGACTTCCTCAACTGCGAGTGGGCTTTCTTGACGTTCTCGTCGGCAGCGTTCTTTTGGTTCGCCGCCACGCCTGGACGGAGCATCTTCGGTGCGTCTTGAACTTTCTTGGTTAGCTCTGGCCGCTGCTTTTGAAGGGCCGCCAATTGAGCCGCCATCCACAGCACACGAACATGGCGATGGTCGTAAGCCTGAGCAAGTTCCCGATCACTGTATCCAATCTCTTTTGCAAAAGATCGGATCGTCTGCTTGACCTCGTTGGACTTTTTCTCGTCGCCGTATTCGGGAATGAACTCAGCCAATCGCTTCGCTTCATTGTTGATGTACTGCACAAAGTCGGCCTGCTGCTCGGCGGTCTGCTGTTGAGCAATCCGCTGCTGCTCGGCTCGCAACATCGCCAGCTGCTTATCACGCTCTGTGCGCTCGGCAACCTTGACGGCGAAACCAAGGGGGTCAACATCTTTCAACGCACTGAGGTCTTCACCTTCATTTTGTTTCTCAAGAAACTGCTCAATCAGACCTAAGCGTTGAGAATAGGCGTCCCTCAATCGCTTGGCCTCTTCAATGGCGATCCGATCTGCTTCGACAGCCTTACGCTGCTCCGCTACGAATTGATTCTTCTTGGTGTAGTCCAGCCCCTTCTGATACCCGTCCACCAGTTCATCGAAAGTGACTTCCCTTTCCTCGCCAGCGGCTTTCACACGGAATCGCTGCGGTTCGGGTGCTGCTTCCTGTTCCTGGGTTTCGTGTTCTTCAGGCTCGGACGCCTCGACTCGCTCCTCTTGTTCTGAAGTTTCGGGAGCGGCTTGTTCAGCTTCCTTCGGCTCCATCAGTCCAAGAAACGCGCCTGCGGCTTCGTTCACCGACATCGAGGCACTCCCTTGCGGGTTGGTGTCTGCCATTTCAGTTTCCTTCGTTTCACCAGGATGCGCCTGGCCGCTTACAGAATCTTCCACCGCCTTTTGACCAACTGGTCACTCGAGGCTATGGAAGAAAAATGCCCCATTATTTCATCAAGTACGCGCAATTTCAAATAGCACCGCTCTCGAATCTCTGTCTCAACTTCGTTTGAGTTCATCAACTGGCTTATGAGTGTTTTCCTGATGGACTTGATTTCCTCTTGAAACCACTCGTCCTTGAGGAGCGTTTGAGCGCGTTCTGCTTTGTTCACCGAGTGAATCCTTGGCCGATGGTGTATCCCATGCTCGGAAGCAAACTTGCTGCACGGGTAAATTGTTCCTGATCTACACCAAAGTTGTTAAATGCTCCCATCTGAATCTGACCCATGTCAAAGCCCTGCCCAAGCGAATCCATGATTGCTTGAGCAATCTGTAAATCACTGAATTGCGTTGTTGGCGCTAGGAGATTGGCTTGATATGGTGGTTGTGTGTTGAAGTATTCAATGCCAACCACTTGGTTGATTTCCTCAGGCGGCAAACCTTGCTGGGTGTTTTGATTTGTAGCAAACAAAGAATCAGCAGCCCTATATACCTGATCTGATGGGATTCCATAGACTCGAGTTGCCCCGGCCATTGAATCAACCAAACTGAAGCCCTGAGCCATAGACTCTTTGATGGCCTGCGCGACTTGAGCATCAGTGTATTGACTGGTAGCTGTCAAGCCTGTATTTACACTTGACGAGGGTACAACTGTTGACGCAGTTGGCGTGGTGCTTGTGGCTGCCGTAGTTGTTGATGGCAGCAGAGCCTGTGCCCGAGTAAGCTGATCTTGCGTAATCCCGTATTTTGAAGCAGCCCCAAACAAAGACTGCTCTAGACTAAACCCTTGGCCCATAGACTCTTTGAGAGCCTGAGCGACTTGAGCATCTGAATAAGGGGCAGCTGGCGGCTTAATGATCGTTGTTGGGGTTGTTTTTGGTGTTGTTGTGACGGTTGGTTGAATCTGGGCCTGCTGTGCTTCAAACTCTTTAACTTGATCTGCTCCAGCTTGCTGATTCCTGATGGCGTTGTAGTCAAAAGCACCAGGCGTAAAGGTGAACTGACCGCCCTCTACCTTTGGCACATCAAACAAAAGCGAGCCAGGGGCGCGTGAAATAAACCGTTGTGCGCCGGTTGGCATATCTTGACGGTCCGCTAGAAGCCCGGGAAACTGGTAAAGCGGGGCTGACCCTCTTGTGCCCAAAACTCCTCCAGAGGCTAAAGCCAGTGCGCGATCAAACTGAGTATCGCTTACCCCATAGTTCGCCAGTGCGCCTTGTCGAGCTTGGTCAAAGGTGAACCCCTGCGCGAGTGAGTCTCTAATGGCTTGCGCCACTTGAGCATCACTGAATGTGGTGGTGTATCTGCTTCCCTGAATACTTTTCAAGGCTTTGTCGAATTCTTCTGAAGACAAACCGAAGTTTGTCATCGCGCCCATTCGGGCCTGCTGGACGGTGTAACCGGCATTCAAGGCATCACGAATAGCAGCTGAAACTTGACCAGTGGTGAAGGTTGTCGCAGCCGGTGCGGTCTTTGGGACTACAGCGCCTCGGCCAATCTGCTCATTTATCCCGGCCTGGTTGATGGCGGGGAAGTTCTCCAGAAAGTCTGTTTGAGTCAGCCGCAGTTGCTTTACAAGATCATTGAATGATCCGTAATTGTTGGTCTGTTGGGCTTCAATGAGCCGGGTCGCTAGTTCGTTTTTCTGTGCAGTGGTGAGTGCCATGTCTTACCCCGGAATCTCTACATTGCCACTGATGCCTGCGCCGATCTTCGCTGCCTTGAGCTGGACCTCGGCCTCGAACTCCTGCTGCCTGAGTTGGAGTTCTGCCGCAGCCTTCTCCCTGGCAAGCCGAATCTCAGCCGCAGCCTTTTCCCTCTTGGCCTGAATATCGGCCATTGCCTTCTGGCGGTCAATCTCCAGTTGAGCCTGCGCCTGCATCATCATCGCCTGGATCGCAGGATCAGGCTGCTGCGGAGGCGGGTTGGACAGAGCCTGATCCACCTCGGGCGGGACCGGCTTGAAGAATGTCGCAGAATCCTTAAACCCCGCGGCCTCGATCATCCTTCCGAGGGTGTCCCGGTACTGCGCCACCGACACCAGAGGATTTCCAGGCCCAAACTGCTGCAGGATGCGCTCTTGCTTGTCGAGGATCATCGCCAGCATCGCCATCTGCTCTTGGCGGTTACCAGTCCCCAACCCAACAGAGATGCTCACATCGTACTGATTCGACCACTCTCGAGGGTCCATCGGCACATACTCCCCGCGCATCCGAATGATCCGAGGCTTGTCCTGAAACTTGCACAGCAGGTGCAGGATGCCCTTGAACAGACTCTTTACACCCGTCTCGGCAAAGATCCGGGCGATGAGTTCCAACTTACCAGAGGAAGCGTTTTGGAATGCAGCCACAGCCGTGGCGGTCACATTCTGGAGGATGTTCGGGTCTAGACCCTGGGAAGCATCAGAAACACCTGTGCGCTTGGCCTGGACCTGATCCAGATACTCGAGCATCGGGAAGGCTTGATTTGCCACCGGCT